CCTTCCCAATGGCGGGGGAGCCTGGCCCCTCCCCCGCCGTGTTGGAATCCTTCTTACCAAAGAACTTTTAGCCAGGTTCCAAGGTGTTGGTTGCCGGGATCGTATCCTCGCTTGCGACATCCTCGGTCGCCGGGATCGCCCCTTCCGGTTGAAACAGGCGCTCCGGTTTCCACATCTCGGTATGCTTCTTTCCGAAGATGGCCCAGTCGCTTTCGTCCGGGAACCATTGCAGGGTGTCCACTCCGGTTAGCGCCGCCTTTACGGATTCCCCTTCCGGCTTCGGAGCGCTCTCGCCCGCCGGGACGATGACCGGGCCAGGCTGTACCAGACCGGCAAACAGTTCCTGTAGCTCCGCGAGGGAGATTTCGTTGGCGACTTCCTGATCGAACCAGTCTTTGATGATGGTTTTTTTCAGGTGAAACAGGGCGCTCAAAATCCGGAGCGAAGAAGACGGGTCCAGGTAAGAGTGATTCCCGTTCCGGTTCAACTCCGCGATTTCGACCAACGTCCCGATCCAGTAGAAGATCACGTTGTCCATGAACTCATTGCGCAGAGGGTATTTGATGGGCCGAATCTTGAACGTCTCGTAAGGCGGAATCGCATGGCACCATTCGTGCTCCGGAGTAGAGCAGACTTTCGTCCGGTCCAATACCCGCTCGAAGTACCAGTTGAGGGCCTTCAAAACTTCGCTCATGGCATTCTGGTTCGGCGGTCCCTCGAGGTCGGCGGCCGGGCGCATCGAAAGGCCCGCCGCGCCATCCCTGGCGACTCCGAAGATGTAATACAGATCCCGGTTGCGGGTCTTAGGGTTATCCCCCAGGTCGGGGCCGACGTAGTGGGGCTCCAACTCGCCGGGGATGCCGCCGTGTTTAAGGTCCGGATCGATTTCCGCCCACGGCAAATAAAACTTCTCTTGCATGATAAAACCTCCCAGTAAAAAAATAGGATTTTGCGGAAACAGTTCCCGCGCATTCAAAATCGCACAATGTAAAACCCGCCGCTTTTTTCGACACGGCCGAAAGAAGAAACGTCCGGCTGAACCTTTTCCGGGTCGACAAGAAGAACCATCCCTTTCACGGCGACCCGTTCAAAGTCCTTCAGGACCGGGTCGACTTCGTCCGGCAACAAATCCTCCAAAAGATTGAAGGCGGTTACCCAGTCGAAAACTTTCGACTTGAAAGGTAGGTCCGTGGCATCGTGGACCCGGACATCGTCCGGTCGTCCGGTCCGCTGATTCCCGTTTGGGGAAACCACATCGATCCCCATCAGCGGGTCCGCATTGGGAAACCGCCGATGGACCCAAAGGGGAAAGGCCCCGTCCCCGGTCCCCACATCCAGAAGGGAACCGATCCGCAACCCCCCGATTCGTCCGATAAAACTTCTCCAAGTTAATGGATTGGCAACTGCATGAACATAACACATTTTCGATTCACTCCTTTCTCGTTTGAGGCCCCTAGCAGCCCCGTAGCGCGATCCGGGGTGTAACATCCCCAACTATTCCGGCAAATCCCCGGACTGGCCAAATGCGGCGCTCACAGAGCCGGATCCGGGGGCTTCAACGGCCCGCCGTCGTACCAGCCCAGGTTCTTTATTTTCTTAACCGCGTCGGTGAATTTGTCCACCGCCTCCTTTAACGTCTTTTCAGACAATTCCTTATTGCCGGTCAACGGTTTTGATTTGAACGGAATGCCCTGGTCGTACAGTTCCGTCTTCCTTCGTTCCGCGATTTCTGCAGCCGTCTGGAATTGGTTCCGCCGTTCCAGTTCCTCCCGGTCCCGGAGGGATTCTTCCCCCCAGGCGATTAGCCCTTTCACGACGACCGGCTCTAAATTCAAGCCCCGTTGTTTAAAGGCGGAACCGAGAGCAATGATTCGCTCGTCGGCCTTGTCCTGGTCCGGGGTCAACGTCGCCCGGTATTCTTGAAACGTTGAAACTTTCATTTTCTTTTCTTCCAACGAGGCGGGAGGGTCACCTTGCCCTTGAGTTGTTTTACCCGCCAGTAAATTCCGATTTCAAAAAAAGTACCGTCCCGCATCTCCGCGATGAAAGACTTCGCCGGTCCCTGGCCCTTCGAGGCGAGGCCGGTTTTCTCTCTGATTTTGATTACCTGGTACCCGCGCTTGAGCAGTTCCCGTAGCGCCGCTCGTGTTTTCATTTTTCAACCGCCTTTCTTTCTTCGTCGTACCGGTTCCACCAGGCCCAACAAACCGCCATGGCATCCGCGCCGTCCTGGTCCGGCAACTCCCAAAAGGGATCCTCTCCTTGTCGATGAACCAACAACAAATCTTTCATCCCTTTTGCTACTTGTTCCTTCGAGGCCCGGCCGGAACCGACCGCCCATTTCTTGACCGTCGAAGATTGTAACACGTCAATCGGCTTTTGAAGTTGTCCGGCCAACAGGTACACCAGGGCCTTTGCCATGGCCACGGTTGCCCCAGTCTTAAATCCCTTCGAGGGTTTTGTGTAAACCTCCTCTACCAGGATCATCGTCGGGTCGTGCACGACGACCAGGCGCTGGGCCTCAACGTACAGCCGCCACAACCGGCTTTGAATCTTCCATCCGGACGGGGTCTGGATTGTCCCGTAGTCCCAGGTGTACCGGGTCGGGTTTTTCTTGGTGATGTAAATGTCCAAGGCCGCCCATCCCATGTTCACCGTTCCGGGGTCGAAAGAAAGTAGTTTCACGTTTTTTTAACTCCAAACAATCGAACTATTGTCCATTTAGGAACAGCACTGTATTCAGACAATATTTCAGAAACGCCAATTGTTAATGTCCTTAAATTATCACACACTTCATTGTATCTGTTTTTTTTTAACCACTCCCGGCCCTCTTCCACTTGGATAATCCACATTTTTAAAATGACACAAAGTTTTCCACCTACTCGGAGCCAACGTTTTTTGATAGGGGGTGGTTCTAAATCTAGGTTCAAACAAATGCCAATTTTCATGGCGTCCACCTCCTGACCGGCGGGGATCCCTGCGCAAGGAGATTCGTGTCTCTTAAAACTTGCTTCGCTCCATCCAGGACGTTTTCCCCAAGTGCCTGTTTCCATTCCTTCAACTCTTCGTACCGCTCGATGCGGTACGCCCGCACCTCCCTCTGAAGCGCCCGGCTAAACCCAAGGGGCTTTTGTTGCCCGGCATCGCATTCACACGGGACGGCCCAAGAGTACTTGCTCTCCCGGTCGAGAAAGACCGCGCCGGTTTCCGTGTTCTTCCCGCCGGGGAATCCCATCCATCCGGTCTTCCCGCAAAGGTTACACCCCCGGCGCTCTCGTTGTCCAGTTGCCTTCCGCATCCGGAACCAGGAATCCCGGAAGGCTTTCAACCGGGGCGACTTTGCGAAGGCCCATTCGTTGGCAGTCTTTTCCATCAACTCGTCGATCCGCTCGAAGGACACCTCCGAGAGGAACCGCCGCCAAACGTCCAGGCCATCGTCGTCGATTTTCGGGAACGGCCCGAAGTAGGCTTTGTACAGAACCAAAAATCGCTCAAGCTTTTTTTGCGCTGGTATGTCCATCCAACTCTCCCATCTTTTTAATCAACCGCTTTTCATAATCGTCCTGGTTCTTTTCCCAGGGCGGTTTCCAAGTCCCCCGGCGATCCGCCCGTTCCTGTTCCGCCGCGATGCGGTTGTGGAAAAACCGAATCCGATCCTTCTTCCGTTCCTGGACCGGCACCGCCATCTCCCAGGCGTGAAGTCGCCGAATCAAATCCGGGATGTTCACCGCCGGATAAGTCGACTTCCAAACCGGCAACATTTCCGGGAGCCGTTTGCAAGCTTTTAAGTCCTTTTCGTACAGTTCCAAACCGACCAATTCCTTTGGGACGGGGGGGACGGTTTCCAATTTCGTTGCGCCGCTGTTCTTCTCTTTAGGATAAATTAAGTCATTATTATGTAATGCCGGGCGGACAGCCCTGTCCGTTTTCCGGACATCCCTGTCCGCCGTCGGACATCCCTGTCCGGACATCCCTGTCCGTTTTTGGTCGAAAAAGCCGCTTTCTAAAATCACCATTCTGCCCTTGTTTAGACCAGTTGGCGCCTGGGAAATCGCCCCCTTCTTTTCGAGGGAAGAAAGGCACCGCCGCAGGGTCCGTTCCGAAAGGATTAAGTCCTCCTTCATCGTCCCCATGGCGGGCCAGGCCCGGCCTTTGTTTTCCAGGCACCGCAAATACAAATACAACAGGGCTTCGGCCGCCGTCAGTTTCTTTGCCGCGAGTCGTTTCACGTCCGCCAAGTTTAAAATCAAAACCCCCTCCCTTTACTTTCGCCTGGTCCAACTCCTTACCTGTTTCAAGGCCCGCTTGATTTCCGCGACTCGGTCCTTGGAAACCATCCTGTAATACCCAAGGCGCGGGAAGTCGTCCTTCAAAAGGCCCACGGTGAAAAGGTACTCAAACTGCGACCGGGAAATCCCGAGTTGTTTCCTAACTTGCGGCACTGTCATCATCTTTGTTTTTTTCATCGTTCCACCTCGTGGCTTGTTCCGCCTTTTCGAGGGTTTCCATACCCCCGGCGGCGGGTTTGATGTCTACGCGGATTCCTTTGCCGTGCTTTTTCTTTTCAAAAAACCAGCCGGGCACCTGGAACTTGATCCAGTCGTTTGCCTTCGCCCAGGCTTTGAGTTTTTTGTCGGCCTCCTCGTACAACTTCCGGGCATCGGCATTCTGCCATCGTTGTTCCGCCCATCCAACGATGACCGGTTCGGCGGTGTACGCAACCGGCTCGGCGATTTGATCCGGGACACATGAATCCGCAAACCTACACCGGCCGCACACGTCGGGATCGAAGGCAATCTTCGGGGGTAACTCCTCGCGCCGGATGTACCGGGTCAACTCTTCCGCCACGGAAACCAACTGCCCAAGGTAGGCCTCGTCCCGTTCCACGTTAACCTGGCCGATGGCCCCCGTGGTTTTGTTCTTACAAAGAAACACCCCGCGATCCGTGTCCTTCTGTTTGATGTAACAGGAAATCTGTCCGAAGTACTTCCTTAACCAGGGCTTCGTTTGAAAACCGCCTTTTACTTCGTCCCAGGCGTACACCGCCGGACCCCGGAAGAAAATCGAATTCCAGATATGTTCGCTCATCGATTTGATTTCCAACGGCACCGCGACGACCCGCTCTCCTTCCTCGAGGGGGAACACCCCATCAACGTGGCCGGTGATGTGAAAGGTGTCGGTCTTCCAGGACAGAGCCCTTTGCTGTTCGTGGATGTACACCCCGGCCATCGCCAGTTTGATTTTCACGTCTTCCTCGTGGAGGTTGCCTTCGTCAAAAATCAGTTGAAGGTCGACCGAGTGAAGGACCGCCAACTCCGGATGCAAAATCCCATACGCCATTTGTCGAATGCAGTCCCCGCCAATTTCACTCGCCCGGCAGGTGTACGCGGGGAACACCTTCCGCCGCCGGGCCGCCGCATCGTACAACCGCTGGACAAAATTCGGATACGTTTTCATTCGATAAATCCTTTCTCCTTGGCAACCTTCCGCATTTCCCGGTAGGTGACCGGTGCCTGTTTGTCGGAGATGTCTTGGACTTTATCTTTGCCAGGCATTTGTTTCCCGTCCTTCTCCCACGAAGTAAAGTAGTCGATGATCCCCGGCACCTGCGACTCGTCCCCGTTGGCAAACTGCATCGCCATGTTGTGAATTTCCTGGCGGTACTCTTCCGGGGTCAACTCGTCGGGTGCCTGGTCGAAGGGGGCCGCCGGTTTCTTCTTCGCCGGTGCCTTCTTCTTTCCGGCCGGGGCTTTGAAACTGTACCCGGTAAGCTTACTAGGATCCTTGCCGCCCTTTTGGAGCCCAATGTGTAAGTCCTCCTTTGTGAAATTGATTCCCAGGATGGTTCGGAAGGCCCGGCCCTTCGCATTCGTGACCGCCTTCTTCCGGACGTTCCCCACGGGAATCTCGGAAAGGGGGAGGCGCTTGGTGTACCGGCCGCGCCCGTGGCACTTGGGGCAGTCCTTGTTTTTCTTACAATCGCATTCCGCCCGCCGGTTGAAAAACTGTTCACACGAATAAGCGGAGCCGGTTTCCTCGATGACGTTTCCCCGGAAGTGGGCCTTCAACAGAACGATGTACCCCTTGACCGGGCCGCGCTCGTCCTCGTAGTTGTCCGCCTCGTATCGGATGTCGGTGAAGGACACCCCGAACAACGAGGCCATCTTCGACCGCGCCGCATCGAGCGGGTAGGGGCGGTCCGCGATTAAAATCCAGTCCTGGGGATTCGTTCCGGAAATCGCCATCAACTTCAACTCTTGCAACATCCGAATGTTCTCCTCCACGGCCGCCAGGTTTTCCGGGGTCAGTCGTGTCGGCATGTGCCCCGACGTAGTGGCAGGCACCGGGGCCGGTTCCATGGGGGTTGCCTGTACGGCTTCGGGATTGGCTTGGTCGTGTTCCATGATTCACTCCTCAAAAAAACAAAAAAAAAAGGGGGGGGGGCGTGGTCGGGTTGATCTATTGGTTAACAGATTTGCCGTCGCTTTATGGAAGAAAGGGGGATGGCAAGACCCGACCACGACCACGGGCGCATTTTAATCACTGGTTCCGGTTTGTCAAATAAAAAAAATGGGGACCGGGAAAATCCGATCCCCATCTTGAAAGATGGGTTGTTACGCGGCCTGGTTCGTGTCCCGCTTAGTTACGGGTGCAACCCATTCCCCGTTCAGGACTTGGTCGATGCGGCACCAGGCCAAAAAGGACGGGCGGCCGTGGCCGTGGAGCCAACGGCGCACCGTGGAAAGGTGCACCCCGAACAGGTCCGCAAATCCCTGTTGCGTGAGGCCGCTGGTCCGGAACAACCGACGAAGGGAAATTACTGATCTCCGGATCATTTTACACCTCCCCTAAGATAAAAGAATTCCAGCCAGGATGGCGTGACAAAAAAGAACGACAAGGCTTAGCAAAACACCCGCGGGGATCGCGGCGAGGCCGATGGTAAAAAGAATTATCACCAGGCGCAGGAACGGGATCCGGATGTCGTAGATTGTAACGTCGGCTTCGGAACGTTTCATTTTTTGCCTCCCCTCTTCGGACCCTTCCCCAACTTGAAAAACGCGAATCCATTAATCGCCTTTTGCGCCGTCATAACCTACTCCTTTCTTAGAGGTTCCCGCTGAACAGGAACCCGATGAAAATTACCGCGCCCGCCAGGGCGCAAACCAAAACAACCGCAAGGGCTTCTTTTAAGTAACCGTCTTTCATGGTTCCCTCCCTAGTAATTTGTATCTTCATAATAGCGTTCTACATTTTCGAATGAAGGATCTGTCCCGTCGCCCCATGGGCCGGAATGCCCTGCAAAAAAATGGCCCTTCGGGTTAAAGCAACCTTCGCAAATAATCCAGTCCACTCCTGTCTCCGGATGCCTCCTCGGCACGGCGAGGGGAATGTTCTCTCCACAAATATCACACTTCGCATTCCTCACGGCCATTCGCTCACTCCTTTTAAAACTATGTTTTAGTGTTTTGTTTAACTGAGCGCATGTTCGCTCTTGGGGTCGGCAGTAGCAAGATAAATCTTGAAAAAATAAGCGGTTTTTTTGGGGGGCAAATACGGCAAGGAAACCGGGGAAAGGAGGGGAAGGGGGAGGGGGGCCGTTGGAGTGAATCTGTACATTTGAGGAAGGCGGTACGGACGGCTAAGACGTAGCCCCTTCTATGGATTTGGATTCCGGCCCCCCGGATTACTGCTCTACTTTTTGGCTTTGTCCGCCCAGCCCTGCGCGAGTTGGAACGGGACAACGGGGGAAAGTATAAGACCCACCTGGGCCTCTGTCAACCCCGCATACCTAATCAGGAAGAAGGCCGCGACACATGCCAACAGGCAAACGACTCCCTTCTTTGACCCCAGGAGTTTTGTAATTCCGTTTTCCATTTTTCAAACTCCTTACGCAACCGCCACCATCAACCCCACCTTTAAAATCAACAGGGCGATGTCAACGGCCTCTTGTTTCCACTCCTGCTCGGCAATCAGATCCTTAAGGTCGGTGATTAAGTTGTCGAATTCCATCTGGCTCATGGTCGACTTAAGGGCACTCAACTCTGCAACCGTCTTCTTCCCTTCGTCGTCCAGGACCAGGTTCAGCTTTTCCATGAAAGACAAGTCTGGCATTCGGGGCATCTTTAATCACCTCCCTTCCATATTTTCATTGCCTCCTGGAGCGCATTTAAAATGAACACCTTCTGCTCCTGGGACAACTTCGGGGACTCCTTAACCAGGGCAGCCATCCGCTCGGCGACTTCCAAACATCGGGCGGCGGATTCCTCCACCTTACTCTTTAAATGGAGCAAGTCCGGGTTGCCGGGGTTTTGCCGGATGGCGAATTGTAAAATCCCTTCCTGGTAATCCCCGGCCGGGTTTTTTCCGCCGATTAAAACCTGGGTTTTGTACGCATCCTCCTTCGCCATCGCGCCGATGCCTTTTAAAAGCAACTCCTCTTTTGTGCTTGCACAGGCACCTACAAAGAGGCACAATACCAAAGTCACAAAGACGGCTCTTTTCATCGGTATCTCCTTTTAAAAAAAACTACGGCCCGAGGCGAGGCCCATACCCGAATACAAAACCTCGATCCACACAATCAACCTCGGGCCGTTTTCTTAGTTTTCGAGTTTTGCTTTGATTGCGATAACTTCATCTGAAACCGATCTCGTAAGGTCAAAAAGCTTACTTTCAATTTCTTCTCTTTTGTTAATGCACCTGGACTGGTTTTCCTTGATGGTCGTGAGCCCGTTTTCTTCCAACCGCTTAATGTCCTTCTTGAGCCCTGCAACATGTCCCTTCGTTTCGAGCTTTAAAAGGTCGATTGCTTTTTGCATCGAGAAAAAAAACTTTGCCAGCCCCGCCAACATTCCAAGCAGTACAATAACCTCTGCGGCCAGTCTTAGATATTCCAATGGCTCCATCCTTTCGCCTCCTTAGCTTTGCGCCGAACAAGAAACCAACCACAGGCACAATGCCAAGGGGGTTAATAACAGTTCACTTTTATAAAAGGCTTTTCCGGATTCGAGTGTACCACTTGCCGGGGATCCCGATGTTTTCGTAAGTCGGCCCGGCCTTCTTCTTGTAAAACTCCACAATGATTTTTTTGTACCCTGTATCCAGGTCGTCGGCCGTCAGGGAAATCCGAAAGATTCCATTGGCCCCGTCGTGTCCGTCGGGGAAGGTTGCGTCTTTATCAAACACCGCCGAGGTATCGTCCTCGCTCTGTTTAGCGACACATCGGATACCGCCCGAAGCCCATGTTGACAGATCAATCTCGTTCCCGTCAAGATCAGTTACTAGAAAATCCAGGTCAACGGTATTCCCCGTGAACAACTCAACCCGGTTTCCTCTCGAGTCCACCAGGGGAACTAGTTCATGTTCCTGCATCGTTATTCGTCCTTTCCTAAAATTTTCACCGGGTCGCTCGTTGTCTTGATTTCCACCTGGCCCGATTGTGTAATTTTGATTTTGGCCCCGGTTTCTTGTACCGAAAGATGGGCGGACGAGTTAACTACGATGTTGACCAGGCGAGTTTCCGCCGCCTTGATTTCCAGGTTCTTTGAAAGGGTGTATTCCGTGGAGCCAGCCACTGGCCCATAGGGCGGATCATGCGCCCATCCCTTTGTAAAAAGTCCTACGCCTCCCATACCTTCGTCCTTTTCTGATTAACAAAATGCCCGGCCTGTGTCGCCGCTGACCAGGTGACTTTCACAAAGTACTCCGCGATGCATCCGGTAACGTAGGAGGGGTCAACCTCAGACCAGTCATCCGCGTCCAGGTTTGCCTCGGAGTCGTACCACCGCTCCCGGCCCTCGGTCATGTGTCCGGCGGCGTCCTGGTCGTCGCTGTGGCGCTGCAGGAAGCGCTCCCGGATCCATTCCAAATACCCCCCGGTTATCGTCCGGGTCGCCACAGCCCAAACGTCGGCCGCCGTGTGTGTCGAAAAACCGGTGATGGACTGGACAAACTCTCCGAAGGAGCCGGTGTCCGTGTGTCCGGAAATCAACTCGTCCCAGACCGCATCCGCCACGTCGGCTTCGGAATGGGTACTAAACCCCGTAGCTGTCGCCCAGGCCCCATCCCCGTGTGTCTCCAAGGCTGACAGTTCCGCCGACGAGGCGCGGGTTGAAATCGCCGCATCGAGAATCGTTTGGATCCATTCCCCGTAGGAACCTGTAACCCGGCCGGTTGCAATCAACTCGTCCCAGACCGCCGTGGCGACTTCCGCCGCCGAGTGAGTACTAAACCCCGTGGCCGTTTCCCAGGACCCTGGGCCGTGGTCGGTGTCCAGGAGGGTTTTTAAAGCATCGAGGGTTTGTGTTGTTCCAGAAATTGTAAAACCGGCTTTGTCTGTAAGGCTCCTGGAAACGTACGACCAAACCGCCGCCGCATCATGGGTCGAGAATCCCGTCGCGGTTTCCCAAGACCCGGCTCCGTGTGTCGCTTCAAAGTCCGTCTTCAAGGCGTCCAGGGTTTGAATCGTCCCGGAAATTGTAAACCCAGCCTTATCCGTTAGCGCCCTGGTTGCAACCGCCCAAACGGCATCTGCATCGTGTGTTGAGAAACCGGTCGCCGTCTCCCACGACCCCGCGCCATGGGTCGTTTCCATTTGTGTAAGTAAGGCATCGAGGGTTGTCAACGTTCCGGAGATTGTGAATCCCGCCTTGTCGGTAAGGGCTCTGGTCGACACGGACCAGACCGCATCGGCATCGTGGCTGGACCGGGTCGACACGGCTGCATCGAGCATGGTTTGAATCCACTCCCCATATGAATCGGTAACCCGGCCGGTTGCGATTAGTTCATCCCATACCGCGGTAGCCACGGCGGCGGCCGTATGGCTTGACCGCGAAGAAATCGCCGCGTCGATGTTGTCCAGAAAAAGCTCACCAAAGGAGCCTGTATCGTCGTGGCCGCTCGTTAACTCGTCCCAGATTTCATCGATAGCCGTTGCAGCCAACTTAACCCCGTCAGTCCCGGTGTCGTCCAACACCGAGGCGATGTTGTCCGAGTCTTCCTCCGTCGTCCGCTCGGTTACCTCCAAAAGGATGAAATACGGCAAGGCGCCGGCCACGTCCACATGCGCGATGAATAAACCCAACTCGTCCATTTCCGTCGACGTGAACATGATCCGGTACACCCCGAGGCCGACTTCTTCCCAGTTCTTATTCGATCCGGTATCGTAAAGGGTCAACGGTGAAAAACTGGACTGGTCCGAGGCGCAGTATTTGACCGTGAAATCCCCGACCAGTTTCCCCGTTTCCTCGGACTTGAAATCCGTATCGTCGATTAAAATAATAGGGATCCAGGTGTCCTCTTGTTTAACACGAATTGGAGCGCTCATTAGTTGTACCCCCTCGGGTAAATAATTCTGTTCCAGGTTCCGACCCTCGCGCATCCGGTCGTCGACGGCACCCGGTACTTTACATACAACCGGGGGCGGTTTGCCCAGGACGATGCCTCGCTCGAGTGAAACGTACAATCGATGGCTTTGGGCGACATGTGATCCCGCCCGTCAAAAATCAATCCCCGTTTGCTGCCGACATTCCCATCGATCCAACCTTGAACCAGTCCCTGAAACCAGGAATTTCCCAACGGGATAATCGTGGTCAACCCGCTGGACCCGCTGAATGTCCAGGTGTACGATGGGGGAACGGACGGGAATGCTTCGGTCCGCCGGTCCGCCTTGGTTGCATCGTCATTGTCGTTTTCTGTTGTGCTCTCAGATTTGGCTCCCGCTGTTTTCCAGTTGATTCCTGTTTTGGAAATGTTCCAGGTAGTCTGGCTTTCAACCGGCTCCTTTAGGCACCGGTAAATTCCGCAACTCCCTGCATTGTTTGTCGCCACGGATGAAACCGTAAGCTGTAACCGGGCATCTAAAACTATCGCGGTGTCCGGAAGTTTCCCGTAAATATCGAAACAGATCCAAAGGTTCATCCCGCTCCCGGCGCTGTCAACCCGCATGGTTGTGTTGCTCCCTGTGTTCATCGTGGGGAAGGCCGAGAGAATTGTTGCATCTTCGTTCCCGTAATAATTCCCGCCGCCCCACGGGGCCGACACTGCCTGGATAAAAGTCGCCTCTGCAGTTGCCATCGTTAAGGCCCACTTTCCCCGTCCCGGTCACCGAAGGCCATCCAGTGAATGTCCTCGGCGGCGCAGTCCGCATACGCAACCCAATGCCAATCTTCATCCCCGGTAATCGCGCCGCCCGTCGAGGCAACCAGGGCCGCGATGGAAAACGTCGACGATCCGATGGTGTGCACCCGCCAGGAACGGTCCGCAACCGTCGAAGTCAAGATGACCGTGGTCGGCGTATTGTCCATCCCGTGTGCAACGGTCCCCGCGCCGTTGGTTATCGTTTCCACTCCGAAGGCGACTTCTTTTAGTGCCACGTCGAATGTCGTCGTTCCCTTGTCCGGCACCCCAATCATTCGGCCCGACTTCGTGGGCGTTAGAAAAACGTCGTCTGGAACGTCCAGGAGGCCGTGGAGAATTGTCCCATCGTCTGCAACAGACGTTGTCCCCATCGTGACAACCTTCCCGGTATACTTTGCATTGTATCCAGCCACCAGGTTGTCGACGAAGGTCGAATCTGCGATAAATTCAAAATCCTCATCGCTCATTAAGTAATCCGCCTTTCGATTGCTCTAATTTTGATCCCCGTCGGGGTCTTCCCTTTCTTGGGGACAAGGACAGTTTCCAGTACCTCGATGATGTCCCACGTCCCGAACCGGCAAGCCAACTTCGCCAGGTCGGTCCGCATTACGTCCATAAATTTTCGGTGTACGGTGAACTCCAAAAGATCGACCAGCCAGCCATTGTACTCGTCCAACTGGTCGGCCAGTTCTTCCGCGAGGGTTTCCGAAGGGATCGCGTCCCCTTCTATTTCCGCATCGCCGATGTGGCCGTACCGGTCCTGGGAAGTCGTGTTCTCCTTCGGGTACACCCCCCGCCATTCCCCGTCGGCCAGGTAGTTCTTGTTGTAATTGACCCGGATCGAATTGTAAACTTCGTGGTAGGGCAGTCGTTTCTTAACGACCGGGGTTATCAAGTCGGCGTCAGTGAACCCCCAATCGACAGAACTCATCTCCGAAATCAACGGCTTGTAGACTGCGTAAAGGTATCCCACTTCTGAAAACACGGAGATCCGCACCTGCTGGGCGACCCGGTCAATCAACTCCCGCCCGTTCTCAAACTTCGTAAGGGCGATGGCGTACCCGCTACTGGCGGCGCTCATGGCTGTCAACCAGACCCCGGCATGGACACGGGCAAGAGGCACGTTGCATACGTCGGTCACGATTTGGGAAAGGACCAGGGCTCCGTTCCCCGCCGCCTGGGGACCGGTGCAATCACAGAGAATTGTTTTCGTAAATTCGTATTGCCAGTTCACAAACTCTACACAGAAGAAGGCCCGCAAGAAGTACACGAAATCACTCGTTGCGTGGAAGTTCATCTCGTAAGCCTTGATCAGTTTGTTCTTCATGTCCTGCCACTTTTCCTCCTCGGTCGCGCCGGTGAGTTTGGCCGTAACATCAAACCAGGTAAGGCTAGATGTCTCGAGCGGGGTCGCCGTGGCATTCGGCCCCACGGTTGTATTGCCCGACGTGGCCCGGAGCCTTACCTCAATCCAGACTTCGATTAAGCGCAAAACCTGCCCAGTAGTTCCGCCGACATAAACCTTAAGGTAGCTCGTGGAATTCATCAGGGCGGAAACCTGGATGTTCAAAGAGGAGATGTCGGTCCAGCCGCTGTACGAAGTAACGGGGGTTGAGCTACTTGAAAAAGTAAAATTGGCCCTGTCAACTCCGTTGATGTACAAACGCGCACCAGTCGATCCCGTGTAGGTTTCTCCCGCATCCCCGTGGCAAACGTAAAGCTTAACCTCGTCGATGTACGCGGTCGGATCAGGGACTTCCAAGAAAGAAAAGCCGACATCGTCCCAGTCTGCATACCCGTCAATAATATCGCACAAGGTAAAAAAATCATCGTCGATGGCTTTCCAGCCGTTTCCCGCGTAGTAGGGGTTCGTCCGTTCCGCCGTGGGCTTAATTAGAACAGGGTCTTTTACCGTGTGATTGTGATTTGCGCCGGTGATGGTGTGTGTGTGCGAATCTTGAAAGCCCTTTCCCTCCTGGTGGATGGTGTTGTCCTCTTGCACGTCCGCCGGGGTGTTCGTGTCCTCCGTTAAAACCCCGATGTAATCCGAGTCCAGGTAAACATCAACGGTTGGAACACAGCCATTTCCTACCAGATTTTTCACGTTGTAATGTTCGATGACCAAGAAGGCCCGCTTCATCGGGGCCGCCCCCGGACGGCGGACATCACTGGTGCGCTCCACAACGAAGGGGCTGTTGCCATTTTGCAGGGTTGCGAAGTTGTACTCCGTGGCCGTTCCGCCGTCGTCGACCTTTTTCCCCAGGCAGGCGTTTGTACTGTTTAAGGCCGCGTCACCGCTCCCGGCCTCCTCCACATCGACATCCTTAAAAATACTTCCGCTTACCGTAACCGGCACCTCCGGAGTCCCGGCGAAGGAAATCGTCGTAGGCCCGGTTTTAACAATCGTGTATTCACTTGCATCGGCTGGCAGATGAACGCCCTGGCTGTTTACCTTCCGGATGTTGGTCACAGAGGAAATCGCTTTTTCGTCGACCAAGAAAACAAGGCCCGCGTATTCATGAACGTCGGTTCCATTAACGTGGCTCTGTGCCACGGTCCCATCGACCCCCCGATCCGCAACACTCGAGCAGGTGAAGGTCGTCGCGGTTTTCCCGGTGTACTTAATTATCTCCTCGTCGATTTTGATTTTGCTGGTTCCAGACGGATCCGGGTAGAGGGAGGCATCTTCCACGTTGATAGTCAGGTCGTCTTCCAACACCGAGGCGGTTAGTTTTGTCACCTGGTTATCGTCGACCAGGACTGGTTTAAACAAGGACACCTCCCCGATGATCCGGGGTTGCATCTTCCCGACGGATTCCGCCGGGGCATTCGGCCAGTCGTCCAGGTCGATTACTTTCCCGATTCGCCGGTCCAGGAGGGAGTCAATGCTCCGGACATGAATCACGATTTCCGATTCGGATTCGCTTTCGATTTCCGCGACAAACCCCTCCCAAAGATCGACGGGATCCTCGCCGACATCGTGGAGCCGCAGTTTGACTTCGGACCCCTCCGGGGGATTCGTGAAATCCCAATACTCTGAAAACCTTTTCTGCGGGGCCTCGGGAAACCCGGCCGAGTTGTCCAAGGTAAAAGTGATGTTGTCTTGTCCCCCCTGTAGCTGGTTGATAACCGGCTGCCAGTTCAACACCCGCCCCTCGTACACATCGAACGGATGATCGGAAACCGCCACGGTCCCGAAAGGAAAAGTGAACACGGCCCCGAACCGCGTCCCGGCTTTGTCGATTACCTGTTCTCCCATCCCGTTGCGTCCCTCGTTAAGTTTAAAGAAATGTCCCAGTACCCGTCCTGGGCATCTGCCCAACGTAAGACCCCATCCATGATCCGGTACCCCACCAGGTAGATGTACGTCGGCGGAAGTAACTGGTCACAGGTGATGTAGGAGCCGTCGTATTCAAGGTCGGCCGTTAACTCGTCCTCGCTCCCGTCGGTTTGTGTAACGGTCATCCCGCAGTGCACCATGCGCCGGGTCCGCTTCGGGTAGTACCCGGCGATCCGCAGGTCGCATTTCATTCGTCCCCGGAGCAGAACGTTTTCAAAGAACTCTTCGAAGTTGAATCGTTGCGTGTCCTTCACGTTCCGGAAGTCGAGTTTTAATTGTTGCGTAACAAATCCGGGGTCTTCCACAAACACCTGGCCCCCTTCGGTCTTCCCCCAGGCCTGGTTGAAATCCAACTCGTCGAGGTTTCCGAATTCCGGCACCTTGAAATCGACGGTCTGGGACGTGTCGCTCGTTAAATAAAAACGGGTGTATCCTTTGTCCGCCATTAGCGCAGTCCTCTCTTCCTCGGATTGATTTTCATTTCAATTGCCCGCTCCAATTCCGGCTTGATGAAGCGGTGCACAAATCCACGGTCGACCGGCCCGCCCGCATTCGGAAAGTGGTTGTGGACTTCGATCCGGGAGCGGTCGTTGTAAATCCCTCGTTGCGGATAGGCGTCATTCATGACGGCTGGCAAAGGCCACAGGGCTGCCGTGGCATCACTGTTCAGCACGAACTCCCCGCGAGAGGTGCGGGTCATGTTTTGGTCACGCCCGCCCAGGCCGCCGACCAAGCCCCCTTCGTGTCGACCCGGCCATCCCTTTTTCCCGCCGCGACTCTTGAAATATTCATTCACGATTCCCGAACCGCCGACTTCCTTGACGATCCCGATGTCGGCCAGGGCCTTGTGGAACCGGATGACCGCGTTGACAACCTTCTCCACGAACTCGAAGAGCTTTTTAAAACCGTTCCCGATATTTGAAATCGTTTCGATGACTTCCGGCCCGTGCTCTACGACCCAGGTTATTGCCTTGTCCGCCCATTCGTACATCTTCTTAAAAGCATCTACGATCCAAGTCGCCACGGCCGCGCCGATGGACTTCCCGCTCTCCTCCGTAACACCGACCGCCTCCTTCAACATGGAAACGACCCCGCCCTCGCCCGAAAGGTATTTGTCCGCCTCGTCGGCAAAGCCCTCGAAGAAACCTTTGATGGCCGGGAGGAACTGGTCGCCCAACTTTTTAACCAACTGGCCCATCGTTTCTTTGAACCGGTTGTACTGCCCCTCGGTTGTATTCAACATTTCATCCTGGGCTTCTTGCGCCGCGCCGGAGGCGTTTTCGATTTCGTAAATCGCATCCGCGTAATCGTAGTAACCCTCCCCGGCGATGGTCATGATCCCGGTCAAGCCCCGGATGTTTCCGAACAAGTCAACCAGAACCTGCTCGTTTCCTTGTGCGGCATTTACGATGTCGCCCAACGTCCCGAGCAGTCCCTTACTTTGCAGAGCGGTTAAGTCGAATCCGATCCCTAATTGTTTGGCCGCCTCGGCCGCCTTCTCCGACGGCGAGGCAATCGAATTCATGGCTGCCCTTAAAGCGGTCACCGCCTCATCTGCGGACAGACCGCTCTTGGTCAACATTGCAACACCGGCCAAGGTTTCTTCCATGGAAATTCCGAACCGGGAACTGATCGGCATTATACGCCCAATCGAACTGCTCAACCCCTCGAAGCGCACCTTCCCGAGCTTCACGGTTTGGAACAATTTATCGGCGACCGCCTCACTTTGATCCGCCGACATGCGATACGAGTTGAGCCCTGTCGTTATGGCGTCGACGGCTACGGCTTGCGAAGTTAATCCACCGATGGATGCCTTCGCGGAGGCCTGAACTACCTTTGTTGCCTCGGCCTGTTCAGTAAAACCGGCGGACACCGCCTGATACATTGCATTGATGGTGTCAACGGATGACAGGCCGATTTCCCGGCTCTGTTTTAAGATGTCGAAGTGGGCTTTCCCAACGTCCCATCTGGTTTTGTTGATGATGGTGTTGACTTCCGCCCAGGCATGTTCAAACTTCATCGCGGCGCGGACCCCTTCGGTCACGAGGCCTTTTGCCGCGTTAACGAAAATATAACCAGCGGCGGCAGCAGCCGCCCCGGCGAGTACCCATGGATTCGTAAGCAAAGAACCGACACCGCCCATGCGACTTTTCACGCCAGACATCTGTCGATCAAACTGCGTAAAGTCTGCGCCCACCTTCAACATGAGCGCATGGCCACCCATTCGCATTCGGCTATTTCCTTCTCCCCAGTTTTCTTTGCTTTTTCTTTTTCGGCGGACCCGGAGGGGGCTTGGCGCCGGAACCGTGGCGCAGCCTTCGAATCGCCTCCGTCTCTTCGTCCTCGCGCATCAGTTCATACGCCAGCCACAACTTCTGGCGGTGCGGGGAAAGCTCGTAGAACTCGTGATCCCATTTCTTCATCCGTTCACACAAACGGAAAACAACATAGAGGCTGGTGTACTTTTTTAGACTCCCAACCTCGCCGACAAGAAAAAAGATTGTAGTTCTTTCATTTCGTCCAGGTCGAATCCGCTCACCTGAAACGAAAGCTTAAAAATTTCCATGAACGAGCCGGACTGGAATTTTGCCCTCGCAAATTCCTCCTCAATGGCGGTGTAAAACTTCTCGGCATCAAATCCCTTTCCTGGTTTTGTGTAGTCTTCAACCTTCGTATCCCATTCCAGGTCTTTGTTGTCCTCGAGGCAGTGGTACACCGCCGCCACCTGATGCAACCGGTTCATCCGTTCCGCGACTTCTTTCCATTCCGGGTCTTCCCGGTCCGGGGCCATTTGCACGTTTCCCTTATGGTCTTTGCGTACCTTCCCATCCACCTTTACCGGCTTCTTGGGCGGTTGTGGAATCGGCAACTGTTCTCCCATCTGCTGTTGGAAACCAAGCGGGAGCGAAGTGATTTTTAATTTCACCGGGCCATGGACCGTTTTCAAAGTGAACTCCGTCCGGTCCTTGAAATCAGAAATCGACTTCGCTTTTCCTTTCTCTCCTTTTACTTTCATCTTCATTTTCTGCTGCTCTCCTTTTTACCTTGCCTCTTTGGTAATTGTCGGGCTGGTAATCATCGCCCGCCCGCTTACCGCGAGGGTGTTGTACTCGTCGCCTTCTGTGAAGGTGATTTCTTCGACAAAGAAATCGTCGACTTTAATCAGTTCGTCTTTCTCGCCGGTGTCGGCGTCTGGGTTTGTGATTGTGAATTCGACATCGACACAATACGCCTCTGCTGAATCGGCGCGGGTCGAAGCCGCCGAGGTCGCATCCCCCTGCTGCATGAGTAATTCGTAGGGGGTGTAGCTCGATGCCTCGTCGGTGTAAAACTCAGAAAACATGACCGTAAAAGACAAATCGACCGGCACGGAAACTCCCTCCCGGACATGGTCCAAGTCGCCCCGGTTCATTATGACTTTTCGGTCTTTGTGCACGACGATGGAAAGGTCGCCCTCGTCGCAATCGATGGTGACCGAGAGCGGGGTCGTCGTACCGTCTTTGATTACGATTTGCCCGTCGGTCAGGTTTCTGGTAATCGGGTCGTATGCCATTTGCGTGCCTCCTACACCTTGGCGATGGAGGGAGCCGTTACCATGGCGCGGCCGGAAATCGCCAGGGAACTGTACTCCTCGCCTTCTGAAAAGTTGATTTCTTCGACGGCAAAATGATTAAACTCCAGCTTTTCATCGTTGCCGCCGCCGGGGTCTGTTAACAAGAATTTGATTTTGGTCGTGTAGTCCTGCGGGCCTTGTTTCAATCCGTCCGGGGATTTCGTTCCCAGGTACGCGGATGCATTTCCTTCCCTCATAAGAATTTCGTACGGGGTGCAATCCGAAGCCGTGTAGAACTCCGAAAACTGCATGGTAAAAGAAACATCACACGGGACTTCGTCTCCGGATCGGATGTGTTTGATGGTACCTCTGGCGACGACGATCCGGCGGGGCTTGTGGATGACCACATTTAGATCCCCCTCATCGATTGCAACTACTACGTTATTGGTTTCGTTGTAGTCGTAAATCGTCAGTTTCCCGTCGGTGAGGTTTCTGGTGATTTTATCGTAGGCCATGTTTACGTTCCTCCTGTCACAGAAAAGGGAATAGTTAAATCACCGATATAAAGTCCGTCCTCTGGCTCGGGAAGCTGGCCAAAGGTGCCGACACGGAAACGAACCTTCCCCAGTTCGTTGGACCCGTTTCCGCTTTCGTAATCCTTGATGGTGAGTGTTGTTTCTTTGAGCACTGAACTGAACAACTCGCACAGGCGGCCGCGCTCGAATCGCTTCATCGTTGTGAGTTGAACGTAAATCAAAACCAGAAGAGTCCCGTCCCCCTGCATCTGGCGGCTGTACGGGTCGCGGTTTTCCTCCACGTTGGGAACACACCAATGCTCCAGGCCCTTAGTTTTGTACGGGTATCCCGGAAAGTTGATATTTACATCTTCGAGCGCTTCCCCGGTCGCCTGTTTGTCTTCCAGGTGCCTCATAATTGTGCTTTCGACATCGTGAAAAGGAATGCCCATGTCGCCCTCCTAAATCGGCCGCAGGTGCGCCAACGGGAAAAGGTCCGCATAGAATCCATTCGTCCCGTTCCCCGATTGGATCCAGTATTCAAATTCGCCGCCGGTGTCCAAACCGATCACTACGATTTGCGAATGGGAATGGGTCGGGTTGTCCCCGTTGGCCCCGCTTCCACCGGCCAACGGCCTGACGATGATTTCGTTGCTGGCGTCGGTGTCGCCCTTGGTTCGGAATTTCATAAAGGCATCCGCCGGGGAGCCGTCCCAGGAAGGGCGGTAGTTGGCATCGCCGACCACGGCCCGACAAAGAATCGCCTTGGCATTATCGTAGCACCAGGTACCGACTGTTACCGGGACATCCTTCGAGGTCCAAGCGGACGAGGTTCCAGCATTGGCAACCAGATTGATGGTTGCGCCGTACGGATCCCAAACCCAAACATGGGGCATCAACGGATCCAGGTCGTCGGTGATGTTCCCGGACGGATCCCAAATACACTCTGTCCAGGGCCAGGCGATTTCGCCCCGGAAAAATCCCACGGCGTCGATGTAGCAGTCGTAACTCCCGGCGGCCATTTCGATCCCGACCATCGGCTTATTGGATGGAGCCGCGCCGCATTCCGCTCGTACGCTTAGCGCGTTATGGCTCGCGCCGCCCGCCGCGTAGGAAGAGTAAGTTTTCGTCGATCCGCCGTCGAAAGAAATCCACAACCGAACAGAGGAATCGTCGTAGTCCCCTTTCACCTTCGCACAGGCTGACCAGTATTTACTCTTTGCAAATACCGTTGCCACTTCCGCGATGGACCGCTTCAGGTGCGCTGTTCCGGTAACGTCTTTAGTAACCCGAGCACATTTCGCTCCGTCATAAACGTAGTTCAGGTTTGTGCTCGAAGCCAACGTGTCGGATCCCCCGTCGTCAAAATCCCATCCGTATGGTTCCGTGGATGAATCCCAAAATTCAAAGGAACCGTTCCGGCAAAGATTCACGGCGGACCCTTCAAGGATTTTGTTTAAGTTCGTTGCCCGGAGGGTTGTGCTCAGGGCTTCGAATAAAAAAGCATCGCTCATCTTTGTGAGTCCTTTCCTACTTTTTCCATCATCCTGGCGACGGCTTTCATGTAGTGTTGTGTCCTAAACTTGATCGCCCGCCGGACGTTTCCATACCGGGCTTCTTCTACCGGGCCGTAAGAAACCGCGTTAACAATTTGCAAACCATGAAACGACTCCCCCTGGCGAAACTCTTTCGCCTTGGCGAGTCGTCTACCCTCTCTTTGTGCACGGGCCGCCGAGATGCTTTTCCCCGGCCGAAAAAGGCTGTGCACCCTTCGAACCTTTGGCCGGACTCGCGGGGGCTGTACCCCTTCCATTTGGTTGACCCCCGTCCAGCCCATCCGGTACCGGCCGGAACGGACCCGGCAGGTTTTCTGGATGTTCTTGGTCAACTCGAGGCCCTCTTTTTTGTTGGCCTTTTCGGAGTTGATTTTCTTGAGTCGCAGGTAGTGTCTGTACCATGCGTTATAATGCTCCATGTCTATTTTTGCCCAAATCAGGGCACCCCGCGCCTGTGCTCTAAGATTGCGCCTGCGCATCGCGCCTCGGTACGGGTTAAAAGCCATTACTGGGCATCCACAATGCACCGCCAGAACAAATCAAACACCGGCCCAGAAAACCGGCGGACGTGAAATTTATATTCCGTCCCGCCGGTCGTGTAGGTGATGGTGTCCCCGGCCTGCGGCTGGCGGCCATACTTGGACAAGTCGCGGGCGTAGATGTAAAACACCTTCTGACCGACTTCCCCGCCGTAGTCCCGGTTCATATTGTTTTCTTCCACGTTGACTTCGAGCCAGACTCCGAAGGTGTAAATCTCGAGGGTGTCCTCCGTGAAAGTCGACCCGGAAGCCGTCGGGCGGTTCTGGGAAATAAACTTGATGGGCACCCGAAGATTGGGATCCGTTAAAACGTCTTTGATGTCCTGACGGTAAAAACTAAGCTCCCGCCTGGTCAGTGGTTTAAACCTTGCCCGCCCCATTAGTCGTCCTCTCCAATTACGTCCTGCGGATCCTTTTCGTGGTACCCGGTGATGCCGTCCCGCCATTCGAGAGTTTCATCCGCCAGGCGCTGGTACTCGGAATAAGGCTGCTCGCCTTCCACCTTCCGGAACAGTTCCGCCATCATCCGGTACTTCACCGAGGCGGCTGCTCTATCAATGACCATGTTCCCCCGTTCCATGTTCAGCTTCCCGGCGCTGGCGAATTCCACGGCAAGCGCCTCACAGGCACAGGCGGCCGCCTCCCGGATGGAGCCTTCAAAATCAACGAAGGCCTGAATCTGTGCATCGGTAAAGAGGGGATCGTCCTCGATGTCGTCTTTGATTAAGAGGCGAACCTTGCCTACGTCGGTCGAGTAATCGATTGTGACTTTGTTCGACATTTCCCGCGCTCCTTACTGGTAGCAAACAGATGCGACCGCATTCGTGCAGACGATGGCGAGGCCCGTGTGCAAATGTAGACCCTTTGGAAATTCGAAGACCTGGTTGATGGCATTCGAAAGGCCGCACGATTTCCAGACCGTTGCCCCGCCCGCGCCTTCGGTAATCGTGACTAAGTTATTTTGAACAGTTGCGCTCGTCCCCTTGGCGACAATCACCTGCACGATGGCGGGGCTTGATGCCTTGATGGCGCTACCGGGGGCCGAGATGACGGCTGTCCCTTTAAATGGTCCGTTCACAGTCGCCTCCTAAGAGTAGTTCAGGCTGGCCCGGTCGGCCGAGGCAGACGATGTCCTCTTTATGACCAGTCCCTCGTCGAAGTGGAGCCCCTCCGGGAAGGGGACATTCGTCGGGATCGTTCCCGAGGCGGGAAAGCCCATCTTCAACGTGGCGGCGCTCGGCGCTACCGGGGCGGTTGCGTGAGTTAAATCCGCCTCGCTGATGTCGTGCAGTTCCCAAGTCCCAAACAGGGACGTCAGCCAAACGATGGCCGGGCCGTCTTTAATCAACAGGACATCGTCGGTGTCCAGTTCCAGGTCTTCCCCGGATCCGTGTTCGCCGATGCGGCCCGTGCCGGTCGTGTTGCCTTGGTAATCGTTCATTCGTTTCTCTCCTGCTAAAATGCCGGGGCCGAAAAAGGAGATTGGGAGTTGATGTCCCTGGGGAAGACAGCAGACTCTTCGCCCAAAACAACCCCGGCATTCTTTTTTTCAGTCCCCAGGTTTTACTCTTCCATCCGAACGATGCCGCGATAATCTTCCACGACCCCGCCCGCGATGAGCCGGGTTTTGAAAGACATCGAATCCTGGTAGAATTCGCCGCCGGTGTTCGGGGCTTCCCGGAACATTTCAGGCTCCTGTTTCCCTTTGTAAAAGCCAAGGGTCCAGGTAGGACAGGTTGCGGGGTCCGCGACCATGTACCAGTAGCCGTTGGGAATGTCCTCGCACAGGACGGGGATCAATCCTAGACCACCTCTGCCGAAAACATTAAACGTCCCGTAGTTGACCGTTTCTCCTTCCGTCGCGCCCGGCTGCATGTACTGGTATAATTCGTTGCTCTGCGTGAGTCGCAGGGCTTCGAGCCAGTTGGTCGGGTCGACCAGGAGGAACCGGGGGATGATCCGGATGGTTTCCAAACCGCGCCCGGTCTGGGCGGCCATGGCTTCGTATCCGGCCTTGATGTTGGCGTAGTTGAGTGTCCTGCTTGTGAGCAGGTTCCCGTGGCTCGAGGCATCGAAGAGCGCCGTCGAATCGCCGTACATCGTCGGGTTGTCGTGCATGAGAGTACGGAACACCAGATAATTCAGGGACCGTTGCGCCGCCTTGCCTTCGTTGAAGGACCATTTTCCGAAGGCGCCGATTTGGTCGTTGGCCTGGGCCTCCATGTCGATGGAGAAAATCCGGCCGTATTTATCCAGTTTCCACCTTTCCTGCCCGTCGCCAGGCGTTAAGAAAGGATACTTTTCCCCAGGCAGAACCTTGGGGAGATTCCCGTACCCGTTGAGGGCGGTCACGTATTGCCATTTGAAATCGGAGGCTGTGTCAACGTTGACCACCTTCCTCCAGTCTTCCGGCACCGCTGCATACCCCTGCATCAGGCGGTTGTGCGCGGCGTCGAGAGTCACCTTGGGGAAGTAGTCGGACCCGAGCGCTTCGGTCACGTCCCGGACAGACATGCCCCCCATGGCCTCGCGGAAAATGGGATCCTTGGAAAGATCCACTCCCCTCGCGAGTGCTTCTCTGATGACGGTTTTGAAGTCCATCTATTTTTACTCCTTTCGTAGGGTGTTTAATTATTGACCCCGACTACTGGATTACACCGTGGAGGGGAAGTCCAGGGACGAAATCAAATCCATGACGCAGTCGGCTCCTGCTACGGAGCCCGTCGCCGTGGCAGAAGAGTCCACACAGGCGCCGGTGCCGATGGCGTACCCGCCGCCGGTCGCCTGCACCTCCACGGTCCCATCGGTCGAGGCCGAGCAGATGCGGTCGCCTTCATGAACGGTTTCTCCGGTTGCCACGGCCGCTACACCCCGGAACTGTCCGGCCGTCCAAACGATGCCCTGTTCGTCGTCGGCGAGGGCGTTTTTGGTAATGCCGAGTGCCTGGCCGCCGTCCGTGATTTTCTTGATGCCGTGGTTCGTTGTGTCGAACTCCACCAGCATGCCTTTGGGGATTGCGGCCCCGGAGCGGTTCCAGTACTTTCGCGGACGAAGGTCACCATCCGCGAGCCCCCTCTCGGGAGCCCAAACTTTATCAGCCATTTACGTTTCTCCTTTGTTGAGTTGTTACCGCAAGGAACCGGTCGGCTCTTTATGCCTTCGCGGTGTTTTCCTCCTTGCTCTCCTTCTGCGCACCCGCCCATCCGAAAATCAGATTGGAGACGGATTCCATGGTCTTCCCTTCGCCGGTCCCGGTTTGTGTCTCGTCGACTCCGGTCACCGTGTCGCCTTTGAGTTTTACGATGTAATCCTCTTCGGCTTTGATGGCCTCCTTTAACTTGTCTTCGGGAATCACCTGCCCCTCGATGGCTTTCCGGAGGCGGTCCTTGGAGGCGTCGGGAAGATTACTGGCGGCCAGGAGTATCTCAAGGGTCTTTGTGGTAGTGACCGCTTTCTGAGCATCCTCCATGGTCTTGATTGTTGCGTCCTTTTTCCTGTTCGCTTCCTCGAGCGCTTCGACTTTCTTCGAAAGCGCATCCAGAGATGCCGCGTCCCCCGCCGCCTCGATGGCTTCGTTGGCAATCGCGGACACCAGCTCAGGATACTTGGAACGAAGTTCTTCCAGATTCATACGTTCTTCTTCCTTTCGTTTGTTGGTTTCAAAAATCCCCTTCGTCGTGGCCGGGTCTGTGACTAAATCCACGGAGTACACCTTCTGAATTTCTTCCACGTCGACCCATCCGTTATCGTCGGGGTCGCTCATTTGCGCTTTGATGGTATGGGAAAACCCGACAAGGTCAGAGGCGCGTTCGACGTATTTCTCGATGCGGTCTTCGTGGTCGATGACCACGGCATCGCCTTTGATTTTCCGCGCCTCCCTGTCGTACCGAACATTTTTAGCCCGTCCCCATAATTCTTGGATTGGTCGGCCGGTCGGAAAAAAGGAATGGTTCAAGTACAACTTCGCCCCCTCGTACAACGGGACGGCTTGCTCCATGGCCCTTTCCAGGTACCGCCGCTGGTTCAGAGAAGTACTCCCCAGGAATACAACGTTCCGGATTACTTTCAGGGCGCCCTTGGCGTCCCGCTCCAGAATCAAATCGTCCGTTTGAAAATTTAAGTTTTCAATCAGGACTGTTACATCCTTCCCTGCAGGTGCTCTTTCTGTAAGCAGTTGCATGTACTGTTGCACGAAGGCACCCATGAACTCTTTTTCCTGGTTGACCGGGTCATGCACACGGCCTCCTCCCAGGACGGCGGGGGGCTCTTCCCCGAGGCGGGTGTAACACCCGCGGAGGTTCGCTTTGATAAGCGCTGCCTTCCGCTCGGCCAACTTCTTCCCTTGAAAGGTGTCCGTTGCTTTTTTCACCTGCGGAAGGTCGAGAGTCAACTTCCCCCGGATGTAATTCTTTACCCTGAACTCCCACGTTCGAGGGTCATCCGTTGGGGTGTACGCATAGGCATGGGAAGGGTACCGCCTCCCCATGTCGTCTTTCATTTTCGGTTCCCTTGATTTCATGGTTTCTTCCTTGGCTGTTGCCAACTCACTAAACGAATGAAAGACCGGCCCCGCCGGTCGTGCGGGGCGAGGCCGGTTTGAAAGAGCGCCTTCACTCTTTGCTTGGTTCTTTTTCTTTCTTCGCAAACTTTCCTCCTTGGCGGGGTTGCCCTTCGGCGCTGGCCCCACGGGGATCCGGTTCGTTCCGGTACAACCATTCATCGGATTCAGTCGGGAGCGCTTGTACCAACGGGCGAAGGGTCTCTTCCCGTTGCGTGTTTTCGAGCGCCAGGGTCAAGTCCCGCGCCTTACGAAAAATCACTCCCGCTTCGGATCGCAACTGGTCCAGTTCGCGCCTCCAAAGAACGATCCGCTTTGCCAGGTTTTCCGGTCTTCTTAATTCATCAGGCATAAACTTTCCTCCTTTTTTCGTCTCCTCCTTGTTGCGATCCTTCGAAGGTCGCCCAAGGAGCGGACCCGGTTCTTTCGCCGTGTCCGAATGGCCATGTCGTCAAGGGTTATGAGGCCGTTGCTAAAAAGCTCAAACTTCCCCGGCCCCATCCAGTCCCGGACCCACGAGCGCCCGGTCTTGGAATTCATCTTTTTATCAATCCAATCTTTGAAGGTCATTGTCTCTGGTACCTCTCCATCCATCGTCCGGCGCATCCACGGAGGCGCCTCGTCTCCCTTGAGCCCAAGTTCCTTCCAGGACTTCGTGACCGCCGAATAGGTGCATCGGCATTTAACGTGCACCGGTTGATGGACGGCCTCGCTCCGTTTAAAAATCCGGCCGTCGTACCCGGCGCAGGTGTCACAGCAGGCATCGTCCAAAATGGCAACCCATTGCACCCCCTTAATTACTTCTTTGTTTCGCCGGAAGAATTCCATCTGCGCCCTGTGCGCCGCCGTTTGAATCGCGGTCCGGGCGAAGGCCTGCATTGCGTAGTTTTGGACCCCCACGGCCAGGGCCATCCGCCGGGCCAACTGGCCGACGTTTTCCCCGTTGACCACGGACTGCATGAGCGCCTTGTCCAGGAGGGTCGCCGCGTCCCGGCTCCACTTGTCGCCGTAGTTGACCAGGCCCATGGTGTAGTTCCCCATCACCGGCTGATCCGCGATGGCGATTAAAAAGTCCTCCGGGACTGCGTAAAAACTGAGCCCTATTTCGCTCGGGATTTCGGACCGGAAGGCATCGTAGGTTTCCTCGGCCTCCCGGCGGGCGGTCCCGGTCATCGCGTCATAAACTTCCCACGAACTCTCGTGGCGGCCCCGCTCGAGGTACCCGTCGATGGTGTCTACCAGGTACCGACGGCGGGCGGCGGAATACGTCGAAACAATGTCATTCGCCTGGTTGTTGAAGTACCCCAGGATTTCATCCCGTACGGATCGGAACGTCCGGCGGATCCGCCTGGCCGTCTTCCGCTCGTAGCGGATGTGACCGGCACGGGTCTTAATTATCCGGTCCCAGATTTTGTCATTCGCCCCCATAAATCGTCCGGTTTAAAAATTGCTGCCTGGAGATGTGGATTAAGTTAGGTAAATCTTTGAACACGTCCATCGGTTCATTGTCGACCCGGAAAAACTTAATCCCCGTAAAAGTCATGCAGAACCCCCGTAACTGGTGAGCCCATCTTGTGCAGGCCCCGTCGCTGTAGCCGCCGGTGTTGCCGTGCATGTGATGCGGGAAGCCCTTCGGATGGAAGTCAAACCCGCAAAGGAAAACTTGTTTCACCCCCTCCTGGTGACAGGCATGGAAGACCGCCTGGCCCCCGGTCGACAATCCGACCCGGCGCTCGAAGGTCGCCTCTGGGCATGCCCGCTGTTGTGTGTTCAACTTCCCAACGGAGTAGACAGGAAACTTAGAGGCGTATCCGTCCTTTCGGATGTTCCGCAACACGACCGGGGCATACGCGAAAAGCTTATCGGGATGAAAAGGGGATCCGTCCTCATGTTGTTCCCGGTAGGCAAAATTGCATGCGTACACCGGCAACTCCGCTTGAATCCTTTGTAACGGGAGGCCCTTCCGGCTGATCCCGTTCCCCAGGACAACGATTCTTCGGTTTGTTCTCATTCGAATATTCCTATCGCAACCGCGATGGCCTGGTAAGCAACCTTCTTAGTTGCCACTACCGAGCCATCGTCATTCACAATTTCAAAAGCGATTTTTTTAATGTTCGTTCCATCTTCTTCGACGGTCGACACACGGGCCTTCTGCGTCTCGTGGACATCGTCCCCCGTTGTGTAGATGTCGAGGTCAACGTAGTTAAGTCCGGCGGGCATGCGCGCCTCCTTTCTTCGGTGCTCCATTGTTGAGCACTGCTTTAATTCGATTCAAAAAGGCCGGGTCCGATTCTAGTCTTTGGATCAGACATTCCTCCGGCTCGTCGGCATCCGCCGCGCCGGGGAAGTCGCCCTGGCTCGTGACCGGGGAAAATCCCTCCTCGGCCATCCGTTCCAGTTCCCCGTCCTTCCCGGTCCAAGTTAATCCCAACTTCTCCGCGTAGGTGCGCTTGGAACATGCCCCCTGAATCTCGGCGCGGCCGTAAGCTTCCCCCGCCTCTTTCAAGTTACGCGGCACGACCAAGGGAATCTTCATCACGAAGTTTTCTGTTTCCGAAAAGGCGGCGATGATCGGCCGGAACCAATTCGCAAACAACTTTTGAAAGTCCTGGAACATCCGAACCGTCGGCGACTCCTGCGCCAACAGGGAGGCGTAAGCGGAGTTTTCCGCCGTGGAGTGAACCAAGAACTCTGGAAGGTTGACCCCGGAGGCGGCCGCCAGGATGTTGTGCCGGTAGTCGTCCTTGGCATCGGCGGCGTGGATTTTGTAGTCGGGGTATTGCCATTCCGTTGTTTTGTTTTCGATGGCATACGTTCCCGGCTTCGGTAACACCTGGAGCCGGGCCTTTTCCGCCTGGACTTGTGTCCGGCCCCCCTGCACCTTCCGAATCGCGGGGATCCGCGCCCGGACATGGTTTATCCAGTGGCGGTTCGTGAGAAACTTTTGCGCATAATACAACGGCTTCAACACCGGCAACAAAACCGGAAGCCCCCGTTTGTAGTTCCCCATGTAGTTGATTCTCATGTGAATCACGTCGCGGGGGTTAATCTTTGACCCGTCGACTTTCTTGTAGTACCGGATCGCTTTCGGGTCGCCCGCCTTCGTGACCACGTCCGAAATCTGCCAGGGGTTGTACATCCGGACCGCCGTCTTCTTTCCCGGCTTCCCGTTCATCCGCCCCGTGAGCGGAAACAACACCAAGGGCACCTCCCCGAAGCCGAAAGTGGAACGGACCCATGTCCTGTGCTCGTTGTACCAGCCGATTTCCTCGGCCCGATCTTTCCACCGCTTCGCGTCCGCGTCCTTGTCGAACTCCGCATCGAATCCTTCCCCGACGGTCAGGAAGGTGTAGTTCTCGATTATGTTTTTCCCGAAGGGAGAGTTGCGGTAGTACCACCAGCACATCTGCTGAATCTGGGGAAGGTCGATGTTCCCGTAATCCCCGCCCCCGCTCCAGGCGACCCATTTACTGTCCTCTGCGCCAATCGAGGCGATGGTTTCCGCCTCCCGGACCGCTTGCGACTCGAGCAAATTCATCATAACGTCCTGCTCAAAAGCTGACCCCGCCCCCAGGCCGATGCCTAAAACCATCTTATCAAAGGCCCCGCTCTCTACGCGGTCCCTAAAAGAAGGGCTGTCCATGTAACTCCTCCATTTGTACGAACTCCTCGATGGGAGCGGTGTCCTCGGGTAACAAGTCTTCCTCCATGCTGCCCCCAAAGTAGCGGGCCGCCGCCTCGCAGTAGGCCGCCGCATGCGCAAAGTGATCCGCTCCCCGCTTCGCCCAACGAGCGACCGGATTCCCGTATTGGTCTTCCTTCTCGACCCGGACGATGTTCAGGTGATGGTTCCCGTAGTCCTCCGGCACGTCCCGCGGAAGAAGGACCGTCCCAATCCGGTAGCGCCCCGTCACCTGGTCCAGGTAGTAAGTCCGGTGCATCGTGACGATCCCCATCTCCAGGTTCCAGTTCTCCTTCCGCTGCAGGTAGGTGTCGTTCGGGTAAAACGCCATGAACACCCGCCCCATGAATTCGTCCCGAAACTCCTCCACCTTCGACCGCTCCGGATTGGCGTCAATCACACAGGCCGCCACTGAGTACTGCCGCATCAACATGCCCAACTCTGCCCAATCTGTGACCTCCCCCGCCCAAAGAAGGTGCTTGTTCCCCAAGACCCCATTCGGGTACTCCGAAATGTCGACGTGCTTCACCGGCACCCCAACATCGATCCCCATAAAGGCCCCGATGGAACTGTGCTTCATTTGACCCCCGCCACGGTGCTTGGCCGCCTCCACCATCTCGCGGGTAATGTGCGATCCGGCCGATACGAAGCCCTTCCCAATCTTAAACCGGTGAAAGTCCGCCTCCGCAGAGGCATTGCCCTGCGCCAGTTCAAAGTCCTGGACCACCTTCGAGGGCAACACCGTTGGGCTGTACAGCTGCGGCAACCAAAAGCCCCCAATGTCCCGGCCAGGGTACGCAGGCACCCATCCGAGGCCGTCCTCGTCCGCCGCACGGGCCACCATCGCCCGGACCGATTGCCATTCCCAAGGCCGTTTGCATTTCTTGCACCGGTAGCGAGCCGTGTCCGCCCGCCCCTCCCTCCACTCCACCGAGTCTGGCCAGTCCATAAACTGAACCTCACTGCACCGAGGGCACTTCAAAAAGTAGTGGCTCTGGTCGCTCCGGTCCCATTCCGCTTCAATCCCAATCTCCGGCTCCGTCGGCGTCGAAACCTTGCACGTCCCCCGCTCCAGGTGCCCGCTCATGCATTCTTCCGCTGACTTCAAATTGTCCTCGTTGCAAAAGTCCAGTTCATCAATGACCAACTTCTGCACAGAGATACTCTGTAACTTGCTCCGCGAAAGACTCCCCCGCAAATACACATTCGCCGCCTGGCGCCCTACCCGCGCCGCCGTCTGCTTGTGATGCACGTTGTCCACCGACGAAAACAACTCCTGCAGCCGCGGGCTCTCCTCGTAGGCCGGAGTGAACCGGTCCTTCGAAAATACGCTCACCTCGTCGCCGGTCGGAAAAACAATCAATACACTCCATGCCCTAAAATCGAGCAGATGAAAAATCAAATTCATCCACCCCTGAGTCTTCCCCACCTGACGACCACATTTAAAAACCACATCCCCCTTCCGGCAGTCCATCATCCCAATCAAATACTCCCGACCAGCAAAACTCCAAGGACGACCCCCAATCCAACGGTTCCGCTCTGCCCAAATGCTGGGCAAGGCCATCTCCAGGCCCACGTCCATCTGCTCTACACTCAACCCCTCCAAGGCACGAATCAACGGATCCTCCCAAGGCATCCCGCCGACCGCCGTACCCGCCTTCGGCAAACGCCCCTGACGAATCAAATCCTCCCGAGAGGGCCTCCCACGCTTCTTACGGAACTTCCCCTTACTGTCCCGAAGCGCCTTCGTCATGTCTCGTCCCATCCCTAAGATACCCCCCCAAAATCCAAATAATATTTTTCCCGCCACCAACGGGGAGGTGCCCAAATCTTAAGACCAAGAAAGGACCCTGCCCCTCCCCGGATCTCCCCAAGGGCCAAAAAATGGAGTTGTATCAAAATCGACCTGGACCCCCCGGATGGCTTTTGTTTTGTGTTCGCCGGGCGGCCCGCCGTCGCCAAAGTAGTACAGTAAGATGGTATACATTCCAATGTTAGTGCTGTATGGGGGGTCATCCTTTGCCCACCTCCTCCTGCTCTCTTGTTGCCCCCCTCCGGCCCCGGTCCCCCGTCCCCGTGGCCAGGGAGCCAGGGAACGACTGGCCCCTCGCGCTCCCCGCGGCCCCCTTGGCCATGGGGTACGGTCCCCTGTGTGTGTGCCAGGAAGCGAGGGGGTTTTTCGTTTGTTAGGGTTGCCCGAATATTCAAGGGCATAGCGTTTGTTAGGGTGTCTTGCATAACTCTTTCAGCCTTCCCTAGTTACGACAAGTGGCAGTTCTACATAATGTATATTATCGGACGTTGTAGTTAAGTCACTTTCCTAAGCTGTTGCCCCTGCCCAGGTTGTGTTGCCCGCACCTTGGACTGCTTCACGAATTCCCGGAACCTACGCAGGGCATTGGGGTCCAATCCCTCCAGGGCGCGTACCGCATCGGGGGGTAGTTGGGGCCTGTCCTTCTTTTGACCTCCGGCCACAGCCCCCCTCTCCACCTTCCCAAAGTATACCGGGTGCCTCCTTTCCAGTAGCCAACAGGCCGCCTGCCAGGAGCGCTTCCCGGCCTGCTGGACGAGCCCAAGGTTGTAGCCTACCCCCTCGGCCTCCGCTTTTTTGTAGACCACGTCGAACAAAGGCCGACCCATGATTGGCTCCCCGTGCTCAGTTTCTGCCACCTTCATTTTCCATGGCAGCCGTTTGTGGTCGTTGAGCCATTTGTTAAGGGTTTTTGGGGTGATGCCGACGGCCTTTGCGATGAATTCTTTAGGCGTTAAGAGTTTTGCCAGTTGCAGGATGCGGTCGACGTTTGCCTTGGTGAATTTGGTATTTGGTGGTCGTCGTTTTTTTTCGCCCATGGATTTAGTGAGTTGTCCTTGTGTTTTCGGATCGTGGGGTAGGGGCCTGTGGTGTGTGGATTGATGTGTGAGTTTTCGAGTACTCGGTACGGGTAATCTGGTTTTCCGTGTTACCACGATGCTCTGATTTTTGTCAAGAAGTTTTTTTCTGCCCGTTGTTGTCCGTTGTTGCTCAGGAGTTGTCGGGAGTCCTTTTGAGGGGGTCGCGTCGCCAGTGTGCGATCTCCTAAGAGTAAACCTTTTCAAGAGGGGATCAGTAGGAACCTTCGAAGACCCTCACCCCAATCCCCCCCCTATAGTCCCCCCCCTTTCCCCTCTCCCGAGGCGTAAAAGCGGACAGGGATGTCCGGAGGCGGCCATGCGTGTCCGGTTTTGGTCATGCGTGTCCGTTTTTCCTTTTGAAAGGTGCGGGGTTATGGGATCCTTTGATTTTTGGAGGGGGCGGCCATCTGTGTCCGGTTGTGGACAGGGCTGTCCGGAATTGGCTTTGAAAGGCGCGGGGTTAGTGGGTTTGTTGTTTTTTGGAAGGGGGTCTTGGGTAGTGCTTTCTGTGCGAGGGAGAATCGAGGGAGAATTGGGGAGGGATGCCGGGGGCGCTTTGGGGGTTGAACTCTCTCCGCGTCCCCCGGCGGGTCCCTTGGGATTTTGGGGCGGCAGGGGTTGCGCCCGTTCGCCTCTGCTTTGCAGTCAGTCACACGGCCCGCGCCGACTGAACGACTTACTGCCGCCCTTTGTATTCACATTCGCATTCACATTTTAAGGGGCGAGGCCCGGCCACGTCTGGCGGGCGTCTAGCACCTCTCGAGCCGTCGCCCCTATGTACAATGGCGCTGCACGTCCGACACCGTACCGGGGACCGTGGGGGGCTGTCAAGGAAAAAAGCGCTGAAATTTCATCGCCTACCGTACGTTCCGCCGCCTTCGTCCGGGGAGTGAAAGGTGATGGTTTGCGGGTTGACTTCCCCGGCCATTCCCAGTTTGTCGATGGCTTCGTAGACTTGAATCGTTTGTTGAAATCGTTGTTCGGTGTCGGTATCGAGGGAAATCGAGGCGGTGACCCGTGTCCCATCGGCCTCGATGGTCACGGTCCCTGGTTCCGGCGGGGCGAGGGATTCAAACACCGCCCGATTCAACTCTTCTGCAGCGGCCTTCCCGGCATCGTGTCCCCACTTCCGGACTTCGGCTCGTGCCTGTTCCTCCGTGGGCCAGTCGTTCCGTGGGTCCGGATCCCCGCGGCCGTTCAACACGGAAACCATTGATAACAAGGCGTTTGAGGCTTCCCGGACGGAAATCCCGGCATTCGCGGCGGCGACCAGGCACCGGGAAATTACTTCCAGCCGTGTCGGCGGGTCGTCGTCCCCTTCATCGTCGTCCGATTCCTGGCTCGTTTGAGCGGCCTCTGGTTCGATTTCCGGGGCTTCGACGTGGGGACCGGTGTCCTTGGGCGTGTCGCCCATCCAATCCCGTATAACGCCAGCCAGGGCCGCCTTTTCTTCCGTGGAGAGGGAGCCGTCGTCCGGGTCGCGGAAACCACCGATCCCGATGTCGTCCCCGGCGTCGAATTGAAGGTTCCCGGTCAGGGCGATGGTCGCGTTGCCGTGGGCGTCGCAGTCCGTTACCACGCCGATGGGGGTTTCCCCGTCGCGGTCCAGAACCAGTTTCCCCTTGTACCCTTCCAGGTCGACGGACGAGGCCCCAAGGTAAACCTTTGTAAAGATATTATTCTGCGGAGGTTCCGTCCGGACTCGGCCCTTCTCTTCGTCCCAGTCCAATCCCGCCTGCGCCGCGATAGTTTCCCTGGAAAGTAGCCAGGGGGCCGGGCCTTCTTCCGTGCCGTCGCATTCCGGGAACCGGGCTGCCTCGAGTTTTTCCGGGGTCGTGAAACGTCCCTCGGAATCCCGAAGCCGTACCGGCTCGGCATCCAAGACGGTGTCCACGAAGGGCAAACAGCCTGGGGCCGACACAGAGAATCCCAACGGTCCCTCGTTTGTAAAAACTTCACCGGGCAACCCGATCCGGTAGTGTCCGTTTGTAAGCTCTTTCCATCCGAAGGTTTCCACGTTCCGCCGGACCAGGGATCCGTGGTTCCAGTAGGACACTTCCACATCGGCGGGGTCCAAAGATTCAACCCCCGTCGTCATGTCGTCCTCGTCGACAAAGACGACCGGGAGCCAGCCACCGCCGCGAGGGGCCGCCTCCCCCTCTGCAGCCCGGTACCCGCCGCGCCCATCGGCCGGCGGATCGGGAATCGTTTCATCCGGGTTGATTTTACCAGGCGAATCGAAAGCAGGGAGCCACGGCCACAGCGGCCTCCGGAGAACGATCCGGGCGACCGCGACCCCCGCCACGATTGCCAAAAGGAGGTAAGTCGTCATGAATTATCTGTGTCTCCTTTCCAAGAGGTCTGCAGCCGTCCCGGAACGGGGGGCCGCGATTCTTTTTCCGTCGGTTTTGTCATTCCTTCTTTGCGCCGTTGGCAGGTTCCGCCGGTGTTTTTACGGGCGGAATGGCTGTTGCCTCCAGGGCGGCGTGATCCCATTCCGCATGGCACCGCCCGCACCTGCGGAGGGTCGGTTCGTTCCGGTCGTAAAAGACCCGGCCGCTGTGGCACCAGGGGCAGGTCACGTCCCGCGCCCATTCGCCGAACCGATTCAATTTCTTAGAAAACATGGGGGCGACCAGGTTCACTTCCATCACGATTCGCTCGTGGCAGTGGGGGCAAAAGTAGACCGCGTCGGTTTCCGCGCATCCGTCCCGCAGGACTTTGCCAAGGCCGTCGTCGGTTTTGTGTTCCGTCATGACTTTCCTCCCTTCAAGGAAATTTTCTTAACCCCCCGCTTCAACTCAAACACGACCGGAGGCCCTTTGGTCGAGGCCTGAAGAATCAACGTGTGCGCCGGGCAAAAGAACATCCATTCCCCGTCGCCCCTTTGGACCGGGTGCCATCCCTCTGGCGCCAGGGCTTCACTCCACTCTTCCTCGAAGCCGACTTCGAGAATGTCCTGGTGTTTTTCGCCACAGGCATCGCACGTCCAGTTCATCGTTTGTTTCAGTCTTACCGCCATTTGATTCACTCCTTTGAAAAACGCGGGGCCGGTCGGTACAACACGGAAAATACCAGAAACCTCTCAAGGCACCGGCCCCGCTTGGTTAATTTAAACTCCTTGGAGATCACACGTTGGCAAACCAGATAAACCTTGTCCGGTTTAAAACCAGGAAGGTTCAAAAGTGGTCCAAGAGGTTCAAAACATACCTAATGTTCTCTTCGCTTTCCAACCATCCCCAGTCGAGCATTTCTTTTGCCCCTGGGAAGGGCTTGTCTTTTTCCCAAACGGTGATGAAATTTCCCTCGTCCTCTGCGGGAAGATATTCCTCGCGGCCGCCACCAGGGCAAAAGGTGACCACCTCCTGATAAGATTCTCCGTCCTCTTCGTAACTCCGAAGACCGAAACAAACAATCGGCTTCAAAAAGGTGAGGTCCGGTTCCTTCGAGGTGTCTTCGTAAACAGCGACCAGGCCATTTGCAGGAATGATTTGTTCAATCTTAAGGTTCTTTTTCATTGTCTTTCCCTTCCACCATCGGCACCAGCCACGGGAACCGGTCCCGGAAGAACTTCCCGGCGCGGTCGTCCTGCACCGCGACCCAGTGGGGGTTTTCCTTTCCGAGGAACGAAAACGACACGATGGAATCTTCCGATTGCACGTTCCGCTTTCCCGTTTGGTAGAGGGAGTCGACCCGGTACCCGAACCAGTGGGGGACCGACACCTGGAAATGGTCCGGGAAGAAAGGAACGTTGGAAAACTCTCGGACCCGTTCCCGGACAAACTTCTGCGGCCCGAAAGCTTTCTTAAGTTGGGCGGTGCAGTTAAAGGTTTCTTGGAATTCGTTCCAGAGGGATTCGGGGATCAGGGAATTGTGATTCAAGTAAAACAGGGACGTTTCCGCCAACATCCGATCCGGGAAGAAGGCACGTTGAAAAGCCATCGTGCAGTTGGGAAATCCCTGGCACCAGGCAAACACCTGCGCCGGGGGCGCGGTGAACAACACATCCACATCCACGAACCAGACTTCTTTCTCCTCGGTGAATTCCGGATTGAAGAACAACATCAAATACCACCAGCCCTGCTCCGCGTCCCGGACGACTTCCGGAACGAGGGCCGGGTTGAAAAGAATGTAGTTTAAGTTTTCCTCCATGGGGAGGCGAGGGTTGTCGGTGTAGCAGTCGACTTCCACGTTGAAGGGGAGCAGACTTTTCGCCAACATCTTAGGGTAGTAGTCCGGGTACTTGTCCCGAACGAAAAGGGTAGTGAATTTCATTTTTCCTCCTTCACGTCTGCAACTGTCTCGAGGTGCACGTCCTCGATTAGGTTTCCTCGTTTGTGCAGCATCAACGTTCTGCATGACCCGTGCTCCGTCATTCCGAGAGTGTCCTTAATGTAAGCTTTGTCCTGGTCGTTTTCCGGAACAATCGCGATCCCTTCTTCTTTCAATTCAATTCTCATAACGTCCTCTCTTTGTTCAAACCAAATCGGCCACGGCTCCCACCAGGGGATTCCCTCCTCCTCTTCTTCTTCTTCCAGTCGTGTTGGAATCATTTTTCCTCCTTCCGTTTCCAGTATCGCGCTCGCGCCTCCGCACTTCGGGACTTGGCATTTTTCCGGTACCATTCCCTCTGGTACTTTTTTAATCGTTCCCGGTTCCGTTCCCGAAATCGTTTCTGAATTTCCTTCACCCGATCCCGGTGTCGGGCACGATATCTTCGCGCCGCAATGGTATTTAATTTTCGTTTCCGTTCCTTGGCTTTTTCCGATTGTTCAGCTTCTCGTATCCGCCGAATGTGTCCTTGTATCCTTTGTTCCCGTTCTTTTGCGTCATCCACTTTTCTCCTCGAATTTAAAACCAAAGATTTTAATTTCCCCGGCACACAACCGGGCGACTCGTTCCCTGGTGGAGTCGGAAAAGTATTGAGAGTAATGCCCGTGCTTCGTCCTGTTGAGGTGAGGCGCCTTTTTCCTGGGCAAATCAAGAATCCGCATGACCCGGTCAAAATCTTCCTGGAAGTTTTCGACCCGGCCGACCAGGTCCGCATGTTGGAGGCAGTTGTATGGGTGCCATTGAGGGATCCCGTGGTGCCGGATCCGGGCGAGGGCGTAAAAGTCCGGGCCGCGCTTTTTCCACTCCTCCCCACCTTCGAAGGTGTAGGGGATTACCCGGTCTTCGACGATGTCCAGTAGTTCAGAAAGATTTTTCCATTTGAAATGATCCGGGAACCGTTTCCGCGCCCAGTGTAGGCACGACACCATCCGGGCGTACGAGTTGCGGACGAATCCGAATTTAAAAAACCCTTTGAATTCGCCGGTCGTGAGTCGTTCCGGTCCGAAGAATTTTTCTTTCACGCGGAAGACCCCGCGCCGAATGGAGATGCCGCCGTTCTTGGGGACGTGCATGAAAATAACTTTCTTGTTTGGCAGGTCCAGGACACAGTTCACTCGGCCTCCTCCTTCCCGTATTTTTCAATCAACTTTCCTAGGTCATAAAGTTCGTTGCTTATTCCGGTTTCTTTGACTTCGCCGAGAAGGAACCGGGCAATGAAAAACAGGATCCGCAGGGCGAGCCGTTTGCGGTATTCCATGTGACCACCTCCTCTCCTGTTAAAATTCGTAGCAGTCGTTCCGCCGAGGCCAGCGGGATGTCGACCCGGTCCCGGTCGTTTTCGTAGGCCTGGGCAACCATCGCCGCAACCATCACCTGGGCCTTGTTGAACCCGGCGAATCGTTCTTCAATTTCATCCCTGAAAAAATCACAGTTCGGATGGTGTTCGGATAAGATATTTGATTCTACCCTTGCCCAATCCCTGCACAGGCAGTCCTTGGCTTTAATTACTGGCATCGCGCACCTCCCCATCCTCCATGACTATCGTTGTTGCCTCGTCCTCGCCGACCCGTTCCATCCAAACCTGCGCTCCGGCCTCTTCCGCCATCTTCGCAACGAGCGCCAGGTTCTTCTTGTCCAGGAGGGAACCGTTGCGAATCAACAAAACCTTCAACTCCGGATTCGCGGCGATCCCCAAGGCCACGGACACCCGCAACTGTTCCGCGTCGGAGGCCTGGCTGAACGGTTGCCCGTTGTACGTTATGCCGTCGTCGTCAAAACTCAAACCCGACACCGGAAGATGGGCGGCCGCAATCGCATCCGCCTTTTCCTTTTGGATGCCCTCCAACTTCGCGGACAGGTCGCGGGCGGTGCCGTACCAGCCGCGCCGTTCCTGGGTCAGTTGTTTCAACGATTCCGCCTTCCGGAACAGGATATTTTTCGATTCGCTTTCTTTGATTTGTTCCTCGATGTGGTCGGTGTTAATTTTCTGCATCGAGGCCAGGTTTACCTGGTTCGTTTTCAAAGACTTCAGGGCCATGGCGTGTCGCATCCGTGCCTGTTTCAATCGTTTTTCTAAGTGGGCAACTTCACCGGCGGCGGTGTTCAAGGACAACTTGGAACCGCTGACCCGGTCGACCGCTTCCCGGACTTTCTCATTATGCCGTTGCGCCTCTTGGAGTTTTTCAATCAACCCCGACACCGACACCGCCTCCAGCGGCGCGTCCTTCGGGACTTGCCTCTCCAGTTCCTCGATGGCCACGGTAAGCTTTTTGATTTCCCGATTCGCGTCGGTCCGCCCGTCGAAGTCCTCCTTGAATCGTTTGTTGAAATCGTCGAAGTCGATGCCGACAATTTTCTGGAGCATCTCGATTTGTTCCTTTTCCTTCGACTTGGCAAAGGCGAGGGGGTCAAAGGTTAACTCCCCGAGCAGGTCGTCCAACATGGACTGGGGCGACGGGAACCGGGACCCGTCTTTGTTGGCGACGGTCAGTTGGCCCCCGCCGGTCGGAGTGAAAGTCCTTTTCACTTTGAACCGGTCCAGGTCGATTTCAACGGTTCCCTTTTCCGCGCCTTCGCGGAGGGGCTTGTCCGGGCAGTTTCCCTTCCCGCCGAGGCCCGCCATAATTGCATCCAAGACCGAAGTCTTTCCCTGGGCGTTTTCCCCGCCGATGACGATGAGGGAGCCGTCCGGTTTAATTCGAACGGCCTTGATTCGTTTCACGTTTTCCGCGTACAGTTCGATGATTTTCATGTCGTCTCCTTTTTGTTTTACAAAGGGGACGGGGGCGGCAGTTGCGGGGGATGCCAGCCCCCGTTTGAACCAGCGCCGATCAGCGGGATCCTTCCGTATGGTCTGGCGGCGGTCCTTGTCCCCCGTCCCCGGTTTAACGGGGGGCCGTGTGCGGTTGATTGGTTCGTCGAAGAAAGAGCTTTGAGTAAAAAGAAACTTCGACGGGAAACACGGCCCCCACGGGTTACTCTACTTCTAATTGATGTTCTTCGAGGGCAATGGTAATGGATTCCCGTTCGCTGAAGTTGTCCAAGATTTCCAGTTGCTTTGACTTCATCGGCTTTGGTATGTGGATCTGAATAACGTAACACCCCTTTTGCCAAGTCCCGTCCTTCAGTTCTTTTCCGGCCTTCGTTGTGATTTTGGCAAGCCGCCCGACAACACTCATTGATTTCATGATTCACTCCTTTTCTTTTAGTTTACAGTCCTAACTCTTTTTCCGGATCGCCTGGCGGCAAGTCCCGCAAGTGATCCTGGTACAGTTCCGCATCAACTTCGAGAAGCTCTTGGTCGGCCCGGACCGGCCTCCCCAGTTTCACGTCCGAACATTTGGGGCAGTGGTCTTTGTTGTCGAACACAAACCAATCGCGGGATTCAAATTCCTCCGCGAGTCCTTCCGCGCCAACCCGTTCCGAAAGGTCGAAGATTTCTTCGTGTCCGCACACGTCGCAGAGGAGGTGTCCTTTCTTTAACCCCTCGCCCAGTTCGCCGATTTGTTTCCGTGTCATTTAATTCACTCCTTTCTTGGTTTCCGTGTTTTCAACACCGCCGGGGTTAGTTGTTCTGGCCCCCGGACGGTGTTGCCGCCGGGTCCGCCTCTTCTTTCTTGCGGGCGGCTCCCTCCCGGATAACACTTACGGCGGCGGCCTTCGCTCCCATGCCAAGAAGGTCTCCGATTTGTTTTCCAATCGACCGCAGTCCTTTTCCCAACTCGTCCGACTTCTGCTGGCATCGTTCCTTGCAGTCGCAGGTAAATTTTACTCGGGGATCAATGTCGCCGCCCAGTTCGTTTTCGTTTCCAAAAATCGGCGCTCCACATTTAGGGCAGTTTCCCGCCTTCGTCCATGCTGTCATCTTTTTTCTCCTTGCTCTTTTTTACCTCTGCCGCCTTCGGGCAAGTCGCCCAGTGGCTGACAAAAAATTGATCCTTCGGCATCAGTTTAACCTCCACCGTGCCGAACCAGTCATTTACAAATTGGTAAACTGGCGGGGCCGGGTCGAGAGGAATTTTCTCCCCTTCCCGTGTCCCCCAAATTATCTTCTTTCCACAAAACCGACAGGCACACTTGACCAGTTCTTTCATTCCTTCTTCTCCACAAACTTACCAACCGCTTCGATGAGAGAGGCGGCTCTCTTTGTTAAAATTTCATCTATATTTCTTATGTTTAGAAACCTTCCACGCCTTGCCTCATCACTTATCACCTCCGCCCATCCTTTCGCCGCCACGCGCAGGAGGTCTTGACGGTAGGCGTTATGACCTATCATTTCAAAGGCTTTTGACGCTAATATTATGTGTTTACAATTCGGGCACTCTATCATCATTCCTATCCTTTCCCCGCTTCGGCGGGAGGCGTTTCGTTTTTCAGGAGGCCGAGTAGAGCCTTTAATTCGGTTTCTTCAATAAGTATCTGCGTCCCTAGCGTTCCTTTTCTTCCTCTCCACTCCTCCACCATGCGTATCGCCTTCTGGCGTTCGTTCCAGTTATCCTCAAGGGTAGTAAGCCCGCATTTTTGACAAACTCGTAAATATTCACACCCACAAATGCTTTCTCTTTTAGCCTCTCCCACGCACGCACACTTTTCCAGCTTCATTCTTGGGACTCCTTAAAACACTTCCCACTCCACGCACGTTCTTTGATATACTTCAAGGCAGATAAACTCCACCGCTTAATAATGGCTTCATTTACCCTTTTCCAGTCTGTAACATAAGATGAATTTAACGCTAAGGCATACGTCCTTGCTATATCATCCCGATACAACTTAGGGTCTGCTATCTCCCGCAAAAGAGTATTGGTTGTGTCTGCTAATTCAAACTTCACTTCCCTACCTCCTCCTCCGCCTTCTCCACGGCGGCTTGCAGGGTGGGAGCCTCCCCAATTCTATCGTGTTACAGAGAATCTGCGCCGCGAACTCGTCCAGGGCGGTGGCAATGATAGCCTCCAGGTTGCTGTTTAGTGGAATAGATAATTTGTTCTGCTTTATTCTTTCCTCTGTAAATCTCTGTAATTCTTGTCTTACCTCTTCCGCTTTCTTTTCCGCTTCCTTACTCGCCATATCCTATCTCCTTCTCTGCCTGCTCCACGGT